CAACCAAATATAATATTTTTAAAAAGGTGTCCACAAGGATAGAGTTACCAGACGGTCGGAAAGTTTACGAAAAGAACATTAATACCGAACCTGAAAAATACTACACAAAAGAAATATTAAGTCAAATAGACAAGGCTGCAGCCGAAGAGTTTAAATATGGAAGTAGCACAAATATTAACCAAGAAACTGAATTAGAAGAAAATGGGTAAAATCGAATTACCAGAATACAGATTTGCTGAAAACCCAAGTGATGACAAAACTGGTGCAATTCGCATATCTAATGGTAAATTTAAAGGTTTTACCTATCAATATGGTGTTGTCAGTCTTGATGAAGTGGACGGTTCACTTAAAGTTAACTTTACATATGATATAGTTGACAACGAAAAATGTTACCCAATAAATCAAGAGTTGACTAATATAATGGGTGGCATTTTAACAGAACTCATTAACGAAAGATATGATGATGGAAGCGACTACAGAGATAATTATCCTGACGAATCTGATTCAGAGTGATGTCTACATGAGAAAGGTTATTCCTTTCTTAAAAGAAGACTACTTTTCTGACAGGATTGAACGCAAGATTTTTGAAGTTGTAAAAGACTTCATTGACAAATATAATAAAGCACCAAACAAGGATGCCTTGTCTGTCTGTTTATCTAACTTAACCAATGTTTCGGAGTCTGAATATAAAGAGGCAAAAGAAATAATAGAGGAGATTACAGTTAAGAGTGAATCTTCCCCAGACGATAAATGGTTATTAGATACCACTGAGTCTTTTTGCAAAGATAAATCGATTTATAATGCAATATTGGAATCTATACAAATTATTGATGGTAAATCTGAGCAGAGTAAAAACCACCTACCTACACTTCTGCAAGAAGCACTTTCAGTTTCATTTGATGTATCTGTGGGTCATGACTATATAGAAGATTCTGATGAACGATATGATTTTTACCACAAGAAAGAAGATAAAATCCCATTTGATTTAGATTTTTTCAATAAAATCACAAATAATGGTACTCCACAAAAAACACTAAATGTTATACTTGCAGGAACAGGCGTTGGTAAATCACTATTCATGTGTCATCATGCGGCCAACTGTTTAACCCAAAATAAGAATGTATTGTATATTACCTGTGAAATGGCGGAAGAGAGAATTGCAGAACGAATTGATGCTAATTTAATGGATATCACTATGGATGAACTACGAGAACTTCCAAAAGAAATATATTCAAAGAAGGTATCAACAGCAACAAAAAAGATTGATGGTAAACTAATTATCAAAGAATATCCAACTGCAACAGCAAATGTGAACCACTTTAGAGCATTATTAGAAGAACTTAGTTTAAAAAAGAGGTTTGTACCAGACATAATATTTGTTGATTACTTAAATATTTGTGCGGCAGCAAGATTTAAAAATGGTGCAAATGTAAATTCTTATATGTATATAAAAGCAATAGCAGAAGAACTTAGAGGTTTTGCAGTAGAAAACGATGTACCCATATTTACGGCAACCCAAACAAACAGAGGTGGTTTTGCAAATACGGATGTTGGACTTGAAGATACCTCTGAATCATTTGGTTTACCTGCAACTGCCGATTTTATGTTTGCGGTCATCTCTACTGAAGAACTGGATGAGGTGAATCAAGTTTTAATAAAACAACTGAAAAATAGGTATAATGATACTGCTATTAATAGAAAATTTGTAGTGGGGATAAACAGGTCTAAAATGAAACTATATGATGTATCTAAAGGTGAACAAACAGATTTAATATGTTCTGGACAATCTACATATAGTAGAGATGACTTGGATGAAAAATTCAGTAAACAAACCGCCACTAAAGTTGGCGAACCATTTTCCGATTGGAATATTTAAAGGAGATAAGCATGGACGAAAAAGAACTTAAAGACTGGTCAGACTGGGCAAAAGCGTATGAAATAAGTATCGATGAAGAACATGGTGCAGGCGAAAAAGGTACTGATGAATTAAAAGGTAAGTACGCCAAAGAAACACCAGGCCAAACATCAGATACAGATGAGGAATCCTTACAAAAATGAGCATGATTGTTGATAAAAAATTTATCAACTTAATTTCTATTGAACTTAGAAACTTCAAATGGAAAAAAGAATCTCAGGCACAGTGTTCATGTCCAATCTGTGGTGATAGTAAAAAAGATGCAAAAAAAGCGAGAGGTTATTTTTATCAGAAACATGGACGTTTTTTCTATAAGTGTTTTAACTGTGGATACTGGTCTAACATATATAAATTTTTATCTCAAGTTTCCCCAGATTTATGTAAAGAGTATGGACTTGAATCTTTTAAGGGAAACATCAATAACAACCGATTGGTAAAAAAGAATAAAATTAATAGAAGAAATGATGGAGAAGAAATTGTGAAAGGACTGTTTGGTAAAAATCCCTCTAGTATTAAAAAGATAAGGGACGGATATAAAATTCTTGGTGATTTGGTAAAATTAAAAGACTTACCAAGCGACCATAATGCTGTAAAATTTGCTAATATGAGGTTAATCCCCAAAGAATATTGGGATTTGCTTTACTATACTGAAGATTTTGGTAAATTTTCTAAGGGTCTAGACCCAGAAACTAATTACAGAGAATCAGAAGAAAGATTAGTTATTCCATTCTTTAATAGTAAAGGTGACGTAGTGGCAGCACAAGGTAGAGCATTGAGTATGTCTAGTGAGGTGAATGCTAGGAACACTCTTAAATATCTTACTGTAAAAGCGGATAAGAGTATAGACAGGCTGTTTTATGGTCTTTGGAGATGCAATCCTGAAAAGAGAGTTTATGTAGTAGAGGGGCCGATTGATAGTTTATTCATCAAGAATGCAATTGCAATGGTTGGTGCCAGTTCTATAAATAAACTTCCTGAAAGATTGCGTGATAAAGATGTAGTATTTGTGCTTGATAATGAACCAAGAAATGAACAGATTGTCAAATTCAATGAAGAACTCATTAAGCAAGGAAGACAAGTTTGCATCTGGCCTGAATCTTTAAAAGAAAAAGATATTAATGACATGTCGTACAGGATTTCGACTCGTAAAATCCAAAAAATGATTGATGAGAACACATTTCGTGGTCTTGAAGCAACAATAAAACTTAATAAATGGAAGAGAATATGAACAACTGTAAACTTGAATATTTGTGGTTAGACGGTTACAAAACACCCAACGTTAGAAGTAAAACTAAGTATTGTAATATAAACCCCTCTGCTGATGGTAGACTAACCTTAAACGATGTTCCTGAATGGGGATTTGATGGGTCTAGTACGGAACAAGCAGTGGATAGTGATAGTGACTGTGTTTTAAAACCAGTATCAATCTATAATAACACCGTTGATAGTATAATAGGTAATAATTCATACATTATATTATGTGAAGTAATGAATTCTGATGGTACACCACACAAATCCAATACACGTGCTAAACTCCGAAAACTAGAAAAGAAGTTTGACAACCAAAACTTTTGGTTCGGTATTGAACAAGAATACACTATAATAAACAACGCCAATAATAAACCCTACGGATGGCCCGAAAATGGGTATCCACCACCACAAGGTAGATACTACTGTGGTGTAGGTGGTGATGTAGTCACAATGAGGGAGTTAGCACACGAACATGCGATGGCCTGTAATACAGCAGGTATTCCTCTGTGTGGTACAAACGCTGAAGTAATGTTAGGTCAATGGGAGTACCAAATTGGTACTGCAGGAATCCTAGAAATATGCGACTATCTATGGGTTGCTCGTTATATGTTGGAAGTTTTAGCAGAAACAAAAGATGTAAGTATTAGTTTAGACCCCAAACCTATTATGGGCGACTGGAATGGTTCAGGTGCACACATCAATTTCTCAACAGAAAGACTTCGTGAAGAAGGTGGAAAAAGATACATCACTGGTATTATAAAAAATTTGATGGACAAACATGAAGAACATATTGAAGAATATGGTATTGGAAATGAAGATAGATTAACAGGAGAACATGAAACTCAACATATTGATGTTTTTTCTTCTGGTGATTCAGACAGAGGTGCATCTATTCGTATCCCCCCAATTACTTCTAAAACATTGAAGGGATATCTTGAAGATAGAAGACCATCCGCAAATATGGACCCCTATCGTGCAGTAGCAAAATTGGTTGAAACAGTTGGTAATGTTAGTATGGTTGTTAATGCGTTATGAATAAAAAAGACATTAAAAAAACCTTTGAGGAAATTCTTCAATATGGTTGGATGTGGGGACATCCAAAATATATAAATCGTTGGCCTTTACTTTACCAATACTATAAAGAAGAATTAAATAACGGTAAAGACTTTAAGCCAGATGAAAATAACAAAGCATCAGCAAAATGAAAAAGAATGTACACTGAATGGTATTGGAGTGGGTTAATGGCAGTATTTGGAAGATTTTATAAATTAAAAATCGAATCCCACTCCCAGTGGGAAATTCAACAACATGCTAAAAATATAGGCAACATTTTTGGAAATGGAAATATCTTGCTAAGAGTGAAAAATAAAAATAAATATGGTCGTGTAGTTTAAAAAGGAATTTTTATGTGTGAATATTTACCAACCGATTACCAGTCATTTATCCATAGAAGTAGATATGCTAGATGGATAGAAGACTTAGACAGAAGAGAAACTTGGGAAGAAACAGTTGATAGATATATAAATTTCTTTAAGGAACATCTTGGAAAAACCTTGGGTTATAAGATGAGTCCAAACGTGAAGAACGAAATTAAAAACTCAATATTGAATCTAGAAATCATGCCTTCTATGCGTTCACTAATGACAGCAGGAGAGGCACTAAAGACGGATGCAGTATCAGGCTATAACTGTGCATACCTTGCTATTAATAGAGTACGAGCATTTGACGAAGTTCTTTATACTTTAATGTGCGGAACAGGCGTTGGTTTTAGTGTTGAACGTAACTATGTTAACAAATTACCTACTATTGCTGAAGAGTTTGAGGATTCTGACACTACTATTGTTGTTAAAGATAGCAGAATAGGTTGGTGCAAAGCATACAAAGAACTTATATCATTGCTTATAACAGGTCAAATTCCAAAATGGGATATGACTAAAATAAGACCTTCTGGTTCTAGACTTAAGACATTCGGTGGTAGGTCTTCTGGACCAGAGAGTTTAGAAGAATTATTCAATTTTACAATTGCAACATTTAGAAAAGCAAATGGACGAAAATTAACTACAATTGAATGTCATGACTTAGTATGTAAAATTGCAGAGATTGTAGTTGTTGGTGGTGTTCGTCGTAGTGCATTGTTATCTTTATCTTCATTAACTGATGAAAGAATGAGAGTAGCAAAAACTGGACAATGGTGGGCTATTGAACCACAACGTGCCTTATCAAACAATTCTGTTTGTTATAAAGAAAAACCAGAAATTGGTACGTTCATGGACGAATGGATTTCCCTTTATAAGTCAAAATCTGGAGAGCGTGGTATCTTTAATAGAGAATCAGCAGAAAGAACAATTGAAAATATTGAAGGACAACGACGAGAACTAGGACATGATTGGGGATGTAATCCTTGTTCCGAAATCATACTTAGAGATAGAGAGTTCTGTAATCTTTCTGAGGTTGTGGTTAGAGAAGATGATACTGAAGAAACACTAATTAGGAAAGTTCAACTTGCTACAATTTTAGGAACATGGCAAGCAACACTAACAGACTTCCGCTATTTATCTAAAGAGTGGAAAAACAACTGTGAAGAAGAGAGATTGCTTGGTGTATCAATGACTGGTATTATGGATTGTAAACTTACTAATGGTGATAAGAAAACAGTTGGTAAACTACCAGAGTTATTAGCAAATCTAAGAAAGACAGCAATCAAGACAAATAAAGAATGGTCTGACAGGTTGGGTGTTAACCAGTCTGTTGCAATTACTTGTGTTAAACCTAGTGGTACAGTGTCACAGTTAGTGGATTCTGCATCAGGAATTCATGCTCGTCATTCTGAGCATTACATTAGAACAGTACGTGCAAACACAAAAGACCCGCTATGTCAGTTTATGATAGATGAAGGTTTTCCCCATGAACCTTGCCACATGAAACCAGACTCCACCATTGTTTTTTCATTCCCGATTAAATCTCCCAAAAACGCAATATTTAGAAAAGACAAAGATGCATTAGAGCAACTTGAATTATGGTTATTATATCAAAAGTATTGGTGCGAACACAAACCCAGTGTTACAATCACTGTTAAAGAACATGAATGGCTAAAAGTTGGTGCTTGGGTTTATAGTAATTTCAATAATATTTGTGGTATTTCATTTCTTCCTTATTCTGACCACAGTTACAAGCAAGCACCCTATCAAGAATGTAATAAAAAAGAATTCAACAAACTTTGCAAACAAATGCCAAAGGATGTTAACTGGACAAAACTTAGTCATTATGAGCAGGAAGATAACACGGCAGGGTCACAAACGATGGCCTGCAGTGGTGGCTCTTGTGAGGTAGTTGATTTAACAAATTAAAAATAATAAATATAAAGACTACCTGAAATCGGAGTTGATTTAGGGAGTCAAAGGTGCAATTACGCACCAACCTCTTTTGCCAGAGGAATAATTCTTTTAAAAGGAGAAATATAATGGCTAAATGTACAGACAGTTGCGGAACAGATGTCGTGACAAATGCGTTAGGTAAAATCGGTGTATGCCGTAGTATGCTAATCACATTAGCACTTCTTCCATTTGCGTGGAACGGTGTTACTTGGGTTGGTAGTGCAGTTCGTGAACTTTGGGAATTGATTCAAGGCGTTTAATCGTCTTGAACCTAATAAAAAGGAGATACCATTATGAATATCTCAAAAATTACAAAGTTCGGTATTGCTTCATTGCTTGCAGGGATTGCATGTGGTGCGGCAGGTGCTGACACAAACACAGAACTGCAAGAACGACTTGCACGTGCAGAAGCAAGGATTGATGAACTCACTGCATCAAAAGATTCAAACTGGCTAAACGATACTCGTTCCGACGAAATTCGTTCATTAGTCCGTGATGTTCTTGCAGACGCAGACGCTCGCTCAAGCATGATTGGTAATGGTTCACCTGTTACCTTGAATGTTCATGGTTTTTTGCAAACTCGTTGGTCGTACAATGACATCAAAACAGATGGCGTTGATACTACTCACGGTTTCAATGTTCCACGAACACGACTTGAAGTTTCTGGTGACCTCTATGATTGGGGTTACATGGTAAGTGGTCAGTGGAATGATGGTGGAAACTTTACCCTAATGGATGCATATGCAGATTGGGGTAACTTCCGAGTTGGTCAATTCAAGAGTCCTTTTATGAAGGAAGTTTTGACCGCACAAACAGATACACTCGCAACCGAGCGTTCTGTTATCTCAAATCAGTTCGGTCAAGGTCGTAGTCAAGGTATTCAATACGGATACGACACCTCATTCGGTGGCGTTAGTGTTGCATATACCGATGGATTTAATACTGCAAATGGTGCAGGAGTCCAAAATGGTTACGCACTTACTGGTCGTGTTGATTTCAGTCCTACTAATTGGTTGAGTGCTGGCGTTGCTGTTTCACACAACGACCTAGACACAACTGATTATAACACGTGGACTGCTGATGCAACATTTAGTGCAGGTGGATTTGATTTCACTGGTGCTTATGTAGCAACAATGGATGACACTAATGGCGATGATTGGGGTACAGTCTGGACAGCATCATATGATGTAACAGACAAAGCACAATTGTTCGGTCAATATGAAGTTGGACACCTTGAAGGTGTTGCAACTGATTTGAAAATTGCCACATTTGGTGTTAATTATGCATTCAATAGCAATGTTAAATGGACAACCGACGTAGGTTATGCATTTGACAGCGTTGATGCAGGATGGAACTTGGGAACTAGTGGTTGGAATACAACCGCAAATGAAGGTGAAACCCTTATTCGCTCCCAACTCCAAGTTAAATTTTAATATAACAGGAAATTCCTGATAATAAATTACAGCCCCTTAGATTCGTCTGGGGGCTGTTTTTTTATACATAATGTATATGACCTTATAAACTACTAATATAAAGAAGAACGATTTATGAAAGACCCTATGAAAGACCCTAACAAACAACTTAGAAATCTAACTGAAGCAGTTAATAACCTTTATGAGGCAATCCCTGTGCACCCAACAGCACCATATGGGCCGGGAAACGGTTATGAGTATGACCCAATACGAAAGCAATCAGTACCAATTGACCCAGACGACGGTGGGGATGGTAATGGTGATGGCGGTTGCCAAACTCAAGCATGTTGGGATGAAATACTTGCTGAAATTGACGAAATTGTTCGATTAGCCTGTGCTAACGGTGAAACAGCACAATGTCAACAAGCAAGGGCTGCACAGAAAGAGGCGTGGATGGCATATTATAATTGGTTATTGGGTGGTGGCGGTGGTGACCCACCTGCACCCACGGATATTACAGAAACACCGATTATAACCCCCAATACCGTGGATTATTTACAAAATAATCCTATGCCTGAACGGCCGCATCTATATCACCCAACAGGTCGCAGACCAAAAGATTTGCAGTATAATGATGATTTAATGGATTGGTTTCAAGGTTGGGTTGATTCAATGTCTGAAGACCAGAAAGAAATGTTACTATGGATTATTCCTAAATTAATCACATTACAAAATATAGCGCCATAATGTACGAATATACCCACAATTTAAGGTTAAAATTTTATGACTCTACAAAACAAAATTTATCAACAACGAATCACTGAGGCACTAGGTGCAGGTGGCAATGCAGGAATTGGTCAACAAGAACCAAACTTTTTCCAACAGGCACCAAAACCTACTAGACCAAATTGGGAATTCCCAAGTCCTAGAGGACCAGCAAATCAAACAAGAGGGTTGTATAGCGGTGGTGGTTTGTCTGGTATAGATGGACTACCAGTTACTGAAGAATGGCAAAACCAATGGGATAAATGGATAAACTCTGGTGCGGCAAGTGGTGCACCAATGCCTTGGCCACCACAATTCCAAGGTATGTTTGAAAACAATGATGCCTTTGATTTCCACCCAGATAACCCACACTCTGGGAATATGTATTGGAATTCCGTTTTTAACTGGTTATTTGGGGAAACTGGTGGTGACAATGCATCATGGGGTAATGGGGCATTACAACAGATGATTGATGCAGGATACACTGATTTAGGTCAATACGGTGGGAATATAGACTGGGATATTGTTCAAGACTTACTGGGCGGTTCAAATCTTTACAGTGCTTGGTTTGTTATGTTAATGTTTGGTGACCCAAACAATCCACAGTATGCAATACTCGAAAATTGGTTTAACCAAATGTTGAGCCAAAACCCAACGTATCATCATTTGCTGATGATATGGACATATCTGGGACAGCAATTGCCTGACTTATTCAACCCACAAAATATATAAGAAAATCATATGCCCAAACCCCCTTCCTGATATCAGGGAAGCATATACTGACGACTGTATGTCAGTGGATATAGATTATATGGGTTGACAGAAAACGTCAGGCATGGTATAATGGGTGTATGAGAAAAACTACAAACACTATTAATACCGCCTCCAAAGATATTCTTGCTAAAGCCATGGCTATGGAAGGGATATCTGTCCAACATAGCGTAAACGCTGAAACAGCATACTTTGATACCAAAGCCCGTGTACTCGTTCTTCCAGTTTGGGAAGACATGACCAACGACATATATGATATGCTAGTCGGTCACGAAGTGTCACATGCACTTCATACACCTGCAGATGGTTGGTCTGACTTTGTTGGTAAAGACAAATTTTCAGGTATGCGTCATCAATTCTTAAATGTAGTTGAAGATGCTCGTATCGAACGATTAATCAAAGATAAATTTCCCGGCATTCGTCGCAACTTTTCAAATGCATACAAGCAATTTGCTGACCGTGACATGTTCGAAATTGAAGGTAAAGACCTTACAACACTACCACTTCTTGACCGATTGAACATCGAGTTCAAACTTGGTCTATATGGTCATGCTGATGTTGAATTCTCTGCAGACGAGCAACAATATGTTGAGCGAATGCGTAATACCAAAACAATGGAAGAAGTAGTCGCACTTTCAAGCGATTTGTTCGACCTATGGTTGGAAGAACAACCACTTGAACCAGACCAAGATGGTCAACACCAAATGGAAAGTGGTGCTGACAGCGAATCTGGTGATTCTGCTGAGTCTGGTTCAGAAGATTGGCAAGATGCAATGAATCAACAAGACGAATCGCAATCACAATCTGGTGAAGGTGACGAATCAACCGATGCTTCTGGTGACAGCACTGAATCGGGTGACGAAGATGGTGAAGAAACTGGTGGTTCATCCAACACTGGTGAAGGTGAAGATTCTGGTGAGTCAATGGAAGATGATACTGATGATGGTGAAAGTGCTGACTCTGAGCAAAGCGATTCATCTGATGATGGTGCTGAACAAAATGACCTAGGTTATGATGACTACAGCAGTGACCCATGTGGTCAAACACAACGTGCCTTCGACCAAGGTGTTAAAGACATGCGTGACCAAGAGCAAACTAGAGAATACGAATATCACAAACTTCCTGAGTTTAAACTTGAAAACGTTATTATAGACTACCCTGAAATTGACCGTCAATTTGTTGAATTCAATGCAGACAACGCTGATAGAATTTCACATTGTCGTGTTCAAGGGGAATGTCTTACCAAATGTGATGAATTCCTTCGCAAATCACGACCAGTTGTAAACCATATGGTTCAACAATTCATGATGAAGCAAGCAGCCGAAGCAAACAAGAAGACTGAAATCTCAAAGACTGGTATTCTTGACACAGTTTCAATGATTAATTACCGTTGGAGTGAAGATATCTTCGTAAAGAATGAAACTCATCCAGACGGTAAAAGTCACGGACTAGTAATGTTCCTTGATTGGTCTGGTTCAATGTCTAACATCCTTGAAGATACAGTCGAGCAAATGCTAGTTCTTACTGAATTCTGCAACAAGATGCAAATTCCGTTTGAAGTCTACGCATTTTCATCATCATATAGTAGCAGAAATGAAGACAAACCACAACCACAATATGTTGCGAGTGATGACGATTCAGTTCTTAGACCTCACCATTTCAACCTACTCAACTTCCTCTCAAGCAGAATGAACAAGCGAGAGTACAAGCAAGCAGTACACAACCTATGGTTGTTGGGTGCATCAAACGCTTACAATAGTACATACAGGTACGTTAGAACCCCTCGCCAATTCTCCACTGGTTGCACACCTTTAAACGAAGCAATCATTGCAGGATTGGAAATCATCCCTGCATTCCAACGACAAAATGACATTCAAATCGTAAATACAGTTGTCCTTTCAGACGGTGACGGTCACTCAATGGGTGCATACGGTTACTGTAGTGGTAAATCTTTCATTACTGAACCAAATACTCGAAAAAACATTGAAATTAAAAATAACCACGGTAGGTCTGAAACAGCCGCATACCTTCAAATTTTGAAGAGTCAAACTGGTTGCAACATCATCGGAATTAAATTGTATGATGGTCGAAGAATTGACAACATGCGATACCGATACTTCATCACTGACGGTGTTGTGGATGAAAAAGCAATGAACAAAGCAGCCGGACTATGGAAGACACAAAACTTCTTTAGCATTAAAGGTGAAAATGCAGAAGGTTGTGACGAGTTGTTCGTAGTACAAGGTAGTCTTAAAGTTGAAACAGATGTCCTTGCTAAACTTGATGAAGATGCAAGTCTTGCAAAAGTACGCAACGCATTCGTTAAAGGTAACAGCACGAAGAAATCCTCACGAGTTATCGCAACTAAACTGATTGACCTAATCGCAGTATAATTTTCTCATCGCAGGGTAGGTGGATGTTCCACCTGCTCTGTGTTTTTAAAAAAAGGACAACATAATGCTTACAGCAACAGAAATATCAATAGTTCTCATGTTAATTGAAAGATATAATAATATTGACAGTGAATGGGACAACACAATAAAAGAAATAAAAAGAAAACTGGAAACAATGCAAATAGCCAGTTCTGAAGGATGATAATGAATACCCCAGAAATACATCCAACATTAACACTAATCCACCCTAAAGATGGGTCTACCATAGATGCAGTATTTCAAAATGTACCAATGACTGATGTTCCCTTTTGGAATGTCGATGTTTATGTTGATGAAGACTACCAACACAAGTCTAGTCAAAAAGAATTAACTATAGAAGAAGCAAGAAAGTGGTGGAACACGTTAGTGAAAAAAGGGTACACCCGAAAAACCAAAGGACAATGGACGGAGTTACGTTTACCATGAACCCTTATTATCCCAAAGACTATAGACAAGCATGTGCAGAAGGTAGGGGATGCGTACCAAAAGCGAGATATCTATTAGTACACGACTCCTGTGAAGAAGCAGGTATATGGAAGGTAGTATTTGAGGTTTATAACGGTAATACAGTTGCGATACGCAAATATGAGAATGATGAGTTATGCTCTACTTCCAACCATACCCATAAAGATGCACGACGAATTTGGAAAAATGAAGTTAAAAAAGGTTTTATAAAAGCATGAAAGAAATAAAAGCAAAATTTGCAATAGGAATACTAGTCGTACTTATCGGGTATATATTTTATCTGTTTGTAATGGTCGGGTGTTCAAGTAAAACAGAAAAACCTATTGAACACCAACCGATTGACACGGTGAGTCAAAAACAAGAAAAACCGCAAATGGTAGTGAACTATGAAGCACTAAGGGAGTTTTATCCTGAGGAGTTTGACACAATAATGGAGGCTGCTAAAGCAAATGGTTGTACCAGACCTGAGTTAATATGTATTTTATTTGCAATACGTACTGCTGAAAACGGACGAAAAGGTATTGAATTCGGTGTATTACACCCAAGAGCAGTAGACCAACCGAATTCTTTAAGAGTGCAAGCAGGTTGGTGTGCCGCAACTATATCTAAAAATTATAAAAGGTGGATTGAATCCACACAAAATCCTCCTAATGCAATTCTAAAACCATACAGTGATTTTATAACTTTTTTGGGTAACCGATATTGTCCAGTAGGAGCAGATAATGACCCCAATGGTTTAAACAAGCATTGGATTCCTAATGTTTGGGAAATTACTATTCGGAATGTTTATGCCATATATAAATAATTTTAAGAAAAAAGCCTCTGTGATACAATAAACAAAAAAGGAATGATACCATGTCAAAGACAAAATATTATGACAGTAAAAAAGACCCATTATTAAATACTAATGAAAATATTGAGAACTGGAATAAAAATTCAGCAGGTAAGGGTAGCAAACGTAGACTAACTGACGAGCAAAAGTATAGAAATAATTATGATAAAATTTTTAACAAAGATAAGATGAAAGCGAGTAAAAAATGAGTGAAATTAAAATAGTAAGACTAAATTCAGGTGAAGAAATACTGTGCAAACACACACTAAAAGATGGTATGCATACCCTTGAAAAACCATTGGTCATTATTCCAACTGGTGAGGGTAAGATTGGATTTATGGGATGGATGCCTTATGCTGATATTGAAAAAACAGGAGTTAATATATCCGATTCTTTTGTTGCTTTTGTAGTAGACCCTGATAAGGAACTTAAGCAAGATTATGTAGGATTTACTACTGGAGTTGTTGCTCCTGTTAAAAATAATAAAAAAGTTGTTGTTCCTTCTTTAAACCCCACGTGGGACGAAGAAGATAATGATAACATGGTTCTAAAGGGGCCACAAGGACGGTCTAAGTAATATGGCAAAGAAAAACGTAGCACAACAACAAGCACATGTTGGTAACATGATAAAAATTGGTAAAGGACGAACTTCTAAGGTTTTTAAAAAGAAAGGTAATGCACCTGCTAGAACATCTAGTAAAGGAAACGGTTCTAAAATTAGATGATAAAGAATAAAACCAAACTTACAACTCCATATAGGGGCCAAAGAATAATCGCACTGAAAGTGATTGATTGGTGTTTGGAAGAATTTGGAATCTATGCGTCCATCAAACTGAAGTTAGGTGATTACAGCGATTTCAAATGTTGGGGTCAGTGTTATGAAGGACACAGTGAGCATCGCTACACCATAGAGATAGCAAAAAACCAAACACTTCGTGACTTTGTTGCTACGGTTGTGCATGAAATGGTTCATGTGAAACAGTGGGAAACTGGTAGTTGGAAAGGTGAAGGTGAGGCAGAGGCCAATAGACTACAATATAAACTCACAGACAAACTGTGGAAAGACAATGTATTATGAATGAATCAAAACCAACAATATCACACGGAACATCACTACCTACACTACTCACAGTATTGTTTATCGCACTGAAACTATGTGGGGTTATTGACTGGTCTTGGTGGTGGGTGTTATCACCAATTCCTATTACACTTGGTATAGCATTGGTGGTATTTGCAGTAGTCATTAGTGTTCTAATGTATAAAAATCGAAAGGATAAAACATGAAAGAAGCGATTACCTACGATGATGTTTTATTGACACCCAGATATAGTGAATGCACACCAGACATGGTAGATGTTTCTACAGTATTGGGTATTATGAAATTGGATATACCAATAATTTCAGCACCTATGGATACTGTTACAGAGAAATCTATGGCAGAAGGAATGTCTAAACTTGGTGGTCTTGGTATAATTCATAAAAATATGGATGAGGTGACTCAGTTATCACAGATTAAAGCAGTTATGGCTGGTTGTAACAAGGTCGGTGTTGCTGTAAGTCCTACTAAATTTAAAAAAGACCACATTAGAAAAATGGTTGATACTGGTGTTTCAACAATAGTTGTTGACTCTGCACATGGTGATTCTCTTAATGTCATTAAAGCAGTGGAAGAAATATCAATGATGGGTGATGATGTCATTATCATTGCGGGCAATGTTGCAACTGGACTTGGTGCAAAAAGACTGGTAAGTGCGGGTGCTGATGTAATAAAAGTGGGAATTGGGCCGGGCTCTATTTGCACAACCAGAATTGTTGCAGGTGTTGGTATACCACAGTTGACTGCTATTATGGATGTGAGAGAGGAAATCAAAGGTTCAGCAGACATTATCGCAGATGGTGGAATTCGATGCAGTGGTGATATTGCAAAAGCACTAGCAGCCGGTGCATCTGCTGTGATGCTAGGTTCAATGCTTGCGGGTCACGACGAATCTCCCAACTTTAAGGAAGTTGTCTGGATAAACGACAAAAGATATGTATCTTATCGTGGAATGGGAAGTGAAGGTGCAATGAACGAAGGTTCTGCCGACCGATACAACCAAGATGGTTCTAAAAAATTCGTACCAGAAGGTGTTGAAGGTTGTGTTCCTTATAGAGGTAAACTTGAAAATACTATATATCAACTAATAGGTGGTTTGAAATCGTCAATGGGATACCTTGGTGCAGGGAATCTGACAAGTTTCAGAAGGAATGCAGAATTTGTAAAAGTCAGTTCTGCTTCTCTTAGAGAAAATCATCCTCACAACATACATAATATGAAGGAATCAGCGAATTATGCAAACTAAAGAAGAACCCTACATCTACGCAGACGGTTTTGATGATGCTATGGTTGGTCACGGTCTAAGTTTTGAAGGTAAATGTGTTGTATATGATTATGAAAAAGTCATTGAAATCTTGATGAAAGATATGACTCGTGAAGAAGCAGAAGAATATTTTGACTTCAATATAGTAGGTGCTTATGTGGGTAAAAACATGCCTGTCTTTGTGAAAAAGGTGGAACATTTTTCATGAGTAGACCATTTAGAAACATATATGAAAAGAGAGAAACATCTTCAACGTTAAAAGAAAAACAGCGTCAACACAGAGTTAAAATAATATCAATTGTTATGATAACCATAGAATGTATTATAGGGATTTCAGTAATAATGTACTTTGCACTGTAATAAATAAATTATGAAACCAAAACTAACTGATTTTATCTCGGTAATGTCTGCACTGGTTACAGGAAAATATGTAAGCAAAGAAAGACAATTAAAAAGGTTAAACATATGCCATGGTTGTGAAGAATTTGTCGTTAACGATGATGGTAGAGCAGAATGTAATGTTTGTGGGTGTAAACTGGACGGAGATAAAAAACTTATCCAGTTGACGGCATATGAAGAAACCGAAAGGTATGGATGCAAACACGACGACGGCAGCCAGTGGAAAAAACATGGTGTTTGACATTTGACAGAAGATAGCCATTCTGATACAATACACTTATGGACAATAACTGGACAAACCCCCAAATAGTATACAACGGAATTCAAACGCCAGATGGTTCAATCATCTGCTCTAACTACCGACACGATTTTGTAACACACATTGATGCAACAAACGGCGAAGAATATGCAGTCGATGGCGGAACAGATTATCTCAGACGAATGGGTAAAAGTGGCACATACGAAGAAATGTCTTTATATGCACACGACCCGCATAGTGAAATCCGCAATTACTTTGAATGGGGAACAAGAGGTAAAGATGGAACTGAACCCGTTCGACAAGTCATCTTGAAAGAGATGGACACCGACCACATCGAAGCAATTTTGGAAACACAAACACATATTCCAGATTGGATGCGAACCGTCTTTGAGAACGAACTTGTGTTCCGTGACCACGAAAAGACCGACTACATTGATGCAACACAAATGACCAGAGAACAGGTAGAGTTTCTCCTCAAAGATAAATGTGCCTGTGCAAAGGTGTTCAGTGATTACGATATGGGCGACCAAGAACATTGGGGATATTCCTCTACGCAGGGTTTCCACGAATTCCTGCATCCGTTCAGTAAAGACGATGAACACCGAGAATATCGTGCAAAATATATTGTTGCGATGTCTTGGGTGCTTCGTTCTCAACACGATATGACTTGGTATGCATCGCATAAAATGGCGGAAGCATATGTGTGGATGAACCCAGTTGAACAATATGATGACGATGACTACCCACTAAACCCTGCGAGTGCGAATGAAGTGGCACTCATCAAAGATTTGCGAAAGCAATCTGTGTTGCAAGATGTGATGAACGAAGAAACAACAGGACACGATGAGGTGAAAGAAGAACTCGGACTATGATGAAAGTCCATTACATAAAAGTCAATAATATGTTATACATCTTTGGTGAAGTCGATAAGAAACGAACAGATTGGAATAACAAGAATGTCGTTTGTATTCGTGCATACGATTTGAAGACAAACATTCGTTCAACACTCAACCCTATTCCAGAGGCACACCAAGACATTACCAGTGTCGATGAAGGTAGAAAGTTTTGGGATTGGGTAATCAAATTTGCCACAGAACACAACCACGAAATCCAAATATCAGAAGCAATCAATAAGACGATGGATGGTAGTGCAATTATGACGGATAGTGAAATCACCAAAGAAATGGACGAGATTGCATTGAAGAAAATGAATTCTACAGAACACGAAAAGATTACAGAACAAATCTTTGACAAACTCGGAATAATCACAGACGAATATAAGGCGAAACAATGAGCAAAGAATACGAATACGAAATCAAAAGTGAATTATTGAACATCTTGAAAATGTGCCGAGATGATGACTACGAATGTGGTATCAGGGGTTGGGTAAGACCCGATAGTCCTTCACAACATTCAAGTTGGGCAATCCATCTCAACAAACCTTGGAGAATAAGTGAAGAAGACGAAAAGAGAGTTGAAAAACTAAAAGAAACTAACGATATTCGTGCGGAGTTTGAGAGTAGCACGACTGTCTATACATCCATAGACGATGGGGTTTCATCTTGGGACAAAGAAGGTCTTGAAAACTTTCGCAACGCTGTCAACGAAGTGTTAGAAATCTGGGATGACTTGGACGAACAGGAGAAGAACAATAGATAAACTATTGCGGAGTAGTGAAACGGTCATCACGCTTGGCTCATAACCAAGAGATAATGGGTTCGACTCCCATCTCCGCTATTGATAAACAGGAATTTATTATGGACGAACGAGTAGAAAAACTTTTAGTAGAACGCTACCCAGAAATTTTCAAAGATTATGGTGGTGATATGAGAATGACCTGTATGCACTGGGGCTTTGAGTGTCATTCGGGATGGTTTGATATTCTTGATTTGGCTTGCTCAAACATTCAGAACAACTATGAGAATGATGTAAGCAACTACGAATGGCAACTTGAACGATACAACAAGACCGATGAAGAAATTGCAGAAGACATTGCAAAGGTTGGTGAAGATTCATCAATTGTGCCACACCTACAAAGACCA